AACCTGAAAGAGTCAAAATCATTCTGTCTGTAGGTCATAAAATCTCCTGCGACTTGTATGCTCCAGCGTACACCAGCGAGTCAAGTAGGCCAGAGTTATCCACAGGTTTTGAGCATAGGCTTGGGCGTGTTGTCCACAGGTTATCCACAGGCCTTCTCGCAATCCTCTGAATGGTTCTTGATTGACACTTGCAGGATAGTCACAGCAACCAACGGCCTTGCGCTGTCAATATCAAAGGATTTACCACAATCGCATGTGTGTTTAATAACTGTCCTCATAGCGACTCCACCAAAGACTCATCAACTAGCTTGACGCCAAATGTGCCACAGCCCGAACATTGGCTGAACCACTCATGAAGCGTTAGTTCTTTGCCCTTTGATAATAGGTGCAATTTGCGTCCGTCACCGTAGAGTTTTGCGCAGATCGAGCAATCAAATATGAGTTGTCGCATAGCTGCTCCTTACTAGATCACCGATCGGATTAAGGCTGTCTTGATTGACCCACCAGCTGTCTTGCTGGCTATTCTTGAATTGCTTTTGCATGGCTTGCTTTACCGGCAACCAGCCAACAATGTAATACTCAGGCGATCTGCCAACGACAAGCACTGCAACATCATCAACACGATCATTTGGATAAACAATAAGAGATCCGTTTATGTAGCTAGTCCACTTGACTTCAATGCCTTTGCCTACGTCAGCGTTTCGCTTGCCATTCGACACATTGACGTCATAGTCTAGGTTGAAATACCGGGCAACAACCATTTCCGCGCCCAGAGACTCTGCATACTCTGTGACTCGTTCATAATTGTTTAACTTTGCGTTATATCGCTGGACTCGACTTAGATCATCTAGCGAGAAAACGACCTGAGCCGCTCGATTGTGTATAGCCCATTCATCTGCGTCTGATATTTTCATTTTGATCATCATTGCTGGCACGCCAGACAAATCCAGAGAATGTTGTAATCATCTCGGCCGCCCATTTTGGGCGCATAGTGTTGGCCTTTGTCGCACCATTCGATTGCCGGTGGAATGACCTCATCTCGCAGCTCTGATCCGTCCTTGTCAATACGCAATCGCGCACCTGTTGTCAGGTTAATCATCTCAAAGTCGCCCATGACTACACCTGTGGCTTCCACTGGCCGTCTGAGCCAAGCATGAACCAACGTGGCGCACACTGCTTGGTTTTGGTTTTCTCAACGCACATGTAACCGCCCCAAGCCTTGCCATTCTTATCGCCAGCACGCCAGATCATGTGACCATGTGAGCAGATTGGCGCAGCTGCTACCTGTACGCCGCCCAGCTGTGATTTGATCTGCTCGATTGCACTAGCTGCTGGCACTAGATCCTCACTGATTGAGGTTGCCCAGAGATCAACGTCCTCGGCGCTTTGCTTGACCATTTGAACGTCAATGTTTTCGGCCTGACGCATGTTCTCCTGAGTCGGTCTTGTATCTGTACCTAAGACCAGCCCTGCGCAACGTCCTATTGCAGAAGTTACTGTGTCCTCAACGAACCATTTTTTCATGTTGACGTTGTAGGTCGCCACATTGCCGAAGGCGTAATCAATACCTGCTGGCTGCTCGTCCTCGTATTTTTTATAGATACGGCACTCAACCAAGATGTAACCTGATTTTATATCGACGTCAACGATTGACGTGTGGATTTTGCCTGTTGGATAGGTTGCCCAGAAACGCTTAATTCTTTCGGCAACGCCTTCATAATTATCTAAGAAGCTCATGATTGCTCCTTGATTAGCTTGCCTAGTTTGATACCGGCGGCACGTCCGCGCATGTAGCCATTGGCTTGACCAGCGTTAACGCCTAGCGTGTAAAACAACACTGTTGTAGCCAAGAAGCCCAACATGACCCAGCCTATATCTATTGTCACTAACATAATTGCTCCCGTTCAGAGAGCTACTGTGCTTCGCTCCCTGATAACAGAATGAAGCAATAGTCTGACAAGGTCAAGGATTAGGCGTACTTTTGGGCGTGTCGCTACTGGTTTTGTCCTTTAAGCCGTTGGACGCCAGCACGCCGCCAAGTGATCCAGTTAAGAAAATGGCCAGCGTTTTGAGTAAGTCAATAAAAGCTGCGTCATTTGGCGCTTGAGCAGCTACGGGCTGAGTTACAAATATCAGCGCGTATGTAATTCCAAGAGTTACAATTAAGAAAACCACCGAAAGAGTCATGCCAATAAACAAAATCAACCTGGCTTTTATATCCTCAGGCGATAAACGCTTTTGGTATTTAGGGCGATTTTGGCTGTGGTTTAACAATGTCTCCAAGTAAGTCCTCTGTGCAGACGCCTTGCGCTTCGCACCTTGGTCGTTGGCATTCATCATTTTCCCAATTCTCAAATTCTTGGCATGGATAGCGTGTGTAGCCTTGATAGCCGCAAGACGACAACGCCAGCGATAGGCACACCGCCAGCGTTGCCGCTTGCAGTTTTCGGATCACTTGCGACCATAAACCTGATCGTTAGGATTTAACCAGCGCATAAGTACTGGCACAACAGCTGCAACACCAGCAGACAAAATGGCTTTTGGATCTGTCACACCTGCCATATAAACGGCAAGACTCGCAGCAATAAATGATCGAGCATAACTGGCCAGCATTGGCTTCAATTCGTTCATTTCTTTTTCTCCTTTGTTGCTGCTTTTGGCAGCTCTACAACTGGCAATTCTCCAGCATATTCTGCGTATTTTGGGCGACCAAAACCGACAATTTCTTTGCCCAAAAATCGCTGTTTAATCATGACCATTCCGCCGTTGCGTTGGTCGCCGTTGCCGCTGGTATTGCCTTCGATACATAAAACACTTTTGAGTCCAATCTTTACAACAATGCCAATATGGCTTATTCGATCAACTCCGTCATGTGGAAAGTCCATGAAGCAAAGATCGCCTAATTGTGGCGTTTCTTTCCAACGGCCAAGATCCTTCATTTTCTGCGCCCCTATGGCGGTGCTGACCATATTTGGTATCTTGACGCCAGCTTCATTTGCGCACCAATTTACAAAAGATCCACACCAAGGCAAGCCGTCCGCCCCGGTGTATTTGCCGTATTTGGTCAAATTATCGCCCTGCTCGATTGTGCCAACCTCTTTTGCTGCAACTGCAATTACAGCCGCAGCTGTACCTTTAGGATAAATCGTGTTGGTCATTGGTACATTCCCAACGCTTTAATTCATTAAGAGTCAATTCCTCATGACCGCATTGAGGCATTGGAGCGATAAAAGCGTCTGCCTCTGGATCATAGGTGTAACCAATTCCAGCGTAGTTGTAGCGGATAGATCCATTGTAAGAAGTTTTTATCCAAGTTCCGCCAAGATTGTCAATCAGCCATTTGTAACCTTCGTCGCCGTTTAAATCGTTGTTGTCTCCGACCGTTACTCGAATGACGATATTATTTTCGTTTATTTCTGCCCAATGACTCATGCGCTATATCTCACAATCACAATTCCCGAACCACCAGAACCAGCTGAAGCTGTAGCGCCACCGTTGCCACCACCACCGGAACCGGTATTGGCAGTTCCATTACCACCTGCTGATCCCTGAGAACCGGCACCGCCGCCACCAGAACCGCCAGAACCATTTGTGCCGCCAGAATAAAATGGCGCTCCGCCACCACCGCCGGCATAAAATCCACTTACGCCAGTTGATGTTGCTGTTGCCCATGTTGACCAAGTGTTTTTTCCTGCGCCGCCGTTGCCGCCTACGGTGCTAGTTGCCGCGGTTCCTACTGCTCCAGAACCGCCACCGCCGCCGCCAACATAATCGGGATCTCCTTTACCTGCGCCACCATTAAATCCATAACCAGTTGCACCGCCTGTATTGCCTTGATTAGCAGTACCGCCAATACCAGCGCCGTCTCCACCACCGCCTGAACCGCCTGTGCCGCCTGCACCTTCTACATTTCCTGAACCTCGACCACCGCCGTTAGAAGTAATTACTGTAGAAGTATCAAAAGTAGAATTAACTCCAACTGTGCCAACTCCGCTTGTCACTGCACCTGCTCCACCAGCGCCGACGACAATGCTTACATTCGCTGAAACTGATCGAGATGTTTGGTAGGAAACTCCACCTGCCCCACCGCCGCCACCATGTCTGCGACCACCGCCGCCACCGCCAGCGATCACCAATACATCGCAACTTGTTGTAGCGCTAACTCCTAGAGTGCCATTAGAAGTAAAAACTCGATAACGATAAGCACCTGAAGTGTAAAGTGTTCCACCGCTTAGCGGATCGCCTTTTGTAGCGGAAGCAAGAATACCTAAAATTGGAGACATTAGCTCAGGTCGCCCACAACTGTAAACACGTTGCTTGCGGTGCAAATAATTGTGCAAGCAGAATAACGCGCTCTAAGAATTGGAGCCGCTGCCGTTGCTCCAGTTGATGTGATTGTCACACCAGCACCGGCAACAAATGAAGTTAAACCGACACCAATTGATTGCACATTTATTTGATTGCCAGCAGAAAAGACAGAAGGCGGAATTGTTACCGTTACAGCTGAGGCGTTTGAAGTTGTTACAAGTTTTGCGCTATCTGAGGCAACAAGTGTATAAGTTGTGCCTGTCTGTGCGTTAAATGACAAAGTTGTGTCATCTTGTTCAATCCACGCAAAATCCATGTTTGTATTTGAAGCCTTAGACAAGACCTGACCAGTTGTACCGCCAAGCAAATCCTGCAAAGAATTGTCTACAGCTTGGCCAAATACATCAAAATCAGCCGGCAAGTCTGTAACCAAATCTGTTGGACTAGGCATGACCCAGCCAAAATAAGTTGTTGGATTAGCCATTCATATCTCCTTTACTCATGCAACGATTGTCGCATATTCCCATTCTAAAGTTGGCGACACGCTCGCCCACGTTTCTGCCGCTGGAACGTCGTTCCATTGCATTGCTTGCAAAGAATAAGCCAAAGGCGACATAAGCAAGGTGATCGCCAATTCGTTGTAACTAGCTCTAAAGGTAAAGCCTTCAACAAAGCCTTGAAATCTACCGCCAGCCATGTTTGTCGGCAGATTGTTAATTGCCACTGGTTGACCCATAAAGACGCCTAAAAGGCTATCTCGATCGCCGTCGTCTAGCTCTGGATTTGTGAGCGCAAAGGTTATTTGATCAAAAATAGGAATTGGAATTGCTCGCAAAGCAAGATAAAAAGCAGCTTGATCCTCTGCGTCTGCCGTATGTTTAATTGTTGTTGTGATGATCTGCGACAGATTGCCATAAGTCGCAATCGAGTCTGGATCTGTGTCGCTGACCTCGTTGCTGCTGTTGGTGTTGTATTTAATCGTTATGTCATTGCGAACGTCACCAGCTCTGGTCTTAATTGTTATGCCTCGACCTAGCGCATGATTGGCTGTTAAATCGGTGTAACCGTTGGCTGCAAGATAAGTCGTTCTGTGAGTTGAGTCTGCGTAGCCAATAAGTCCATTTGCGTCCTCGTATATGTAGCCAAGGCCAGAAGTTGCTAGAGCTGCCACAAGGTCATAAATAACAATTCGAGATGATGAACGCTGTGCCAGCTCATAATTGCCCGGTGTATCTATTTGGCCAAGGCCTACGTTGCCAGCTGTAGCCCAAGTCGTTGTCGGATTATAGGCAGCCCAAGTTTCGGCAGCTGGCACTTCGTTCCACTGATCTAATAGCAATTCTGACAAAATCGTCAAGATTTGGTCGCCGTCAAAATCCTGAGTCAATACGCCGTCTGTGAGCGCCTTCTGAAGCCTTGCCAGAGCGCCCAAGGCAGTAATTGTCACCTCTTGCGTGTACGCGCTTGAGCCGACCTCTGAGACGCTGACAGCAATGTCCACGATCGAGCCGCCAAAGATAGGTTGATAAACAGCCGACGTGTCCTGAACTTCAACCGACAAGCTGTCGTTGATTTCGTAGTCGATAGCCACTTGATCAAAAACAATTAGCGTGATCGAGCAATAACCAGCTTGAGCCTGTTCATAGATGTTTGTGCGCCCTGAGGTGATGTTAAGGCTGGCCAAAACTGAGTCAGTTACATCTACGCCAGCGATCTTGACTCGCCATATTGGCGCCCACTGTGTCAACCGCTTGCACCTAGCAGCGCACCTGCGCCGCCTGTACCGCGAAAGAATGAGTCATTCAGAACGTTGACGATTGTGCGCGCTGTGCCTTCTGCGTCGATCGCGCCATTTACTGTGACGTTTATGCCGCTGTTATTGCCGCCACTAGCTGCCTCAGCTCGTCTGATAGCTGCCGCTGGTGTCAAAGCTGTGCTAAACGGTGTCGCTGCCATAGCTGCGCCAGCTGCGGCCGCACTTACTCCGCCACCGCCAGTTGATGTTGAACCAGATCCGCCGGATACTGTTGGCACGCTAATTGTTGGCACGCTGCTAGTTGCTGACACGTTTGGCACTGAAACCGTTGGAATGTTTATAGTCGGCGCTGAAATTTGCGAAACATTAGGCAAGAATGGCACTGAGTTGTAAAGTCGAATAAGCGCGTTGATACCTGATACCGCGCCAGAGATCAGCGTATTAAGGCCGCCAATTACTGCACCGATCACGTTAATTACTCCGCCAGCAATTTGACCGACAACCTTAAATGCTCCGCCCAAGACGTTGACCAATACTGGCACAACGTAAGTCTGAATAAAGTTGATGAAAATTGTGAACTCTTGTTTGTTATCTTTAATCGCGTCTGTAATTGGTTTAAAGAAATCTGCAAAGCGCCCCAGAGCTGGTACGACTTTGTTGACAATAAACTCAACTAGGCTTTGAATAATTGGCAGCAATCGAGCGCCGATCGACTCTTTTGCTTCGTCGAATGTAACTTTGAGGATCTCAAGTCGCCCGGCAAATGTCTTTGAGTTAGCAGCTGCCGCGCCGCCAAATAAATCTGACAACTTGCCCTGGACTTCTGTGAATGACATTGTTTTCAATTCGGCTGCTGATAGTCCAATGCCTAACTTGCCAAGAGCTGCTGTGTTGCCGTCATAGGCTTTGCCTAAACTATTTGCGACCGAGTCCAGCCCCTTGCCCGTCGCTTGGCTTATGTCTAGGGCAAGACTTAATAAATCTTGTGCCTTTGTAACGTCACCTGTTGATAAAGCAAGGCGTGATAAAGCTGGCCGTAATTTATCGTCTGCAACGCCTGTAGCTAGTGATGTTTTAAGGATCTGTTTTTCAACAGAGGCGATCATGTCATTTGTTGCACCTGTGGCATTTTTCAAAGATGTGGCAAGTCTTATCTGTGCAGCTTCGTCCTCGATCGCGGCTTTGACGCCGTCAACTGCAAGCTTTACTGCGTACGCACCGGCAGCAGCGGCAGCGGCCGCAAAAGCAACGCCAGCCTTTTTGCTGAACTCGCCAAGCTTGTTGCTTGATCCTTCTACATCAGCATTTGCACTGTTTAAGGATTTTTTAAGCTGGTCAACGTCAGCAAGTATCGACAGCTTAAGCGTTCTACTTTGCGCAACCATTAAAACTCCTTGAGGATCTTGTCAAAAGCATTTTCCCACTTAGCAATGATTTCGGGCTGAATGGCGCGCAATGTTGGATAAATAAACCAGCCGTTAGATCCTCGACCTTTCGGGCCAAATCCTGACCAAATTGGGAATTGCTTGTACTTGTTAGATCCAAATTCGTTGCCGCCCCAAAGCTGCTGTGTTGTACCGCCGCCAGAGAACTTTTGACCGGCAAAGCCAAAAGACAGCTCACCAATCTTTGAGGACTTAGACACTCTTGATCCGCGAGCAATCTTTTCAGCTGCGCGGCCTCGACCAGTTGACGTGCCGATAATTTTGTCCTGAGCAAATTCTGCCAACGCTCCAGACGCAGCTTTGGCTTGCACTGTGGCCTCAGCGTCCATTGCTTTGAAAGCGCCTAGAACGCGACGGAGATCCGCCTTGTCGTAAGCAATCTCAACGC